GGAGGACGCATCATCATGGAAGCAATTCAAACAATGGCGAGCGAAGTTCTGGTCAACGTGGCTCTGGGAGTCATCACCCTGCTCGGTGCTTATGCGATGTATTACATCCGCATCGGTGTCAACATGGCGAAGGCTAAGACGTCACAGATTGAGGACGACGCGACCCGAAAACTGCTCAACAATGCCCTGGACGACGTGGAGAGCCTTGCCTCTATCTCGGTCGGCGCAATGGAGCAGACCACCGCAAAGGCTTTGCGTGACGCTGTCAAGAGCGGAACGGCAAGCCGTGAGGAGCTGCTTGCTCTGGGAAAACAAGTCTTTGACGACGTCAAGACAGCAATCACGCCGGAGGCGCAAGCTATCATCACAAAGAACCTCGGCAGCTTCGACGATTACCTTGTCAAGTGCATTGAGGACGCAGTCCGTAAGGTGAAACAGGAAGACCCCTATATCACCCTGGACGGCGAGCTTCTGGCCTCTGGCGGAGAGTAAAGGAGGCAGCGCATGGATGCAGTACAAATAACAACCATCATCGGGGCCTCGGCCTCTCTGCTTTGTACCCTTGTCGTTGGAGCGTTGACGTTTTTCATCAAGAAGACACTCACCACACTCGAGGAGGCAGACAGAAAAAACGCGTCGCAGATCGAGAAGGTGGAGGAGAAGCTCAACGACCTCAAGGCAGACCTCCCCCTTATCTACGTCACGAGAGAAGACTATATCCGTATTATGAACCGCGTTGAAGACAAGCTTGACCAACTGCTCTATGGCGCGGGTAGCAAAGGAAAGGAGGAATAAAAGCTATGGCTTTTATGGACGAAATGCAGGAGCAGGAAGTCAGCAAGAATAAGGCGATAAGGGGCTACATCATCCGAGCCCTGGCGAAAGGCAATCAGAACGCGCTCCTCGTTCGGCAGATCACGAACGCCCTTGTCGGCGACGGCCTTATCATCTCCCCGGACATCTCGAAGCACCTCGAGTATTTGGAGGAGGCGGGCTATATCGCCTTCACCGGGCGCACGGCGAACGCCTACAACGCCTATCGTCGAGACGCTGTCATCAAGCTTACGAGGAAAGGCGTCGACCTTGTAGAAAGCACGATCGACGACCCCGGCGTCGATGTCTAAGGAAAGACGCAGGACGCGAGTCAGCTCCACGGTCGACAAGCTCCCGGATGATATTAAGGGGCAGCTCGACGCAAGGCTGACGGACACCTCTAACACATACGAAGAGCTCGCGGCATGGCTCAAAACCGAGGGCTATGAGATCAGCAAGAGCGCGATCGGTCGCTATGCTATCCGCTCAAACCAGGCAGCGCAGCGCGTAGCCGAGACCTTACAGCGTACTCAAGCGATCGCCCAGGCAGTCGAGTCGCACCCCGATCTCGACTATACGAAGGCGGCGTCAATGGTTCTCATGGACGGACTCATGCAGCGCGTAAGCACAGCGGAAGACGACTTCAATGAGATGCCACTTGACAAGGCCGGGCGTCTGATTGCCTCTCTTGCTCGTAATGCAACCTATGAGAAACGAGTGCGGCAGGACATGAAGAAGAAAGCGGAGATCGCTTTTGACCAGATGGAAGTCGAGCTCATGGCGGCGATCAAGCAGCACCCGGAACTCGCGGGAGACCTCAGCGACGTATTGGCTCGCGCAAGGGAGAAGGTGGTCACGGATGGCGAAGATTGATCTTGAGGAATACCTCGAAAAGCTCAACGAGCCGGAAGACCGTGAGGCGGTCGCCAACCGTGAGTATCAGAAAGAACTCTTTGAGCAGTATGTCACCCAGGGCGACAACTTCCCCGAACGTCGGGCGCAGCTTCTCCGGGCGTACAAGGCCGGGAAGGAACTGACCGGGCCGAAGGGGTTACGCCGGAAGCTCGGGGCGATTGACCTTGAATACTTCGGGCGAGCTTACCTTGCTCACTACTTCGTGAGAAAGTCCCCGGCATTTCATGGCGAACTCGATCGCATTTGGAGAGAGGGAGTCATGAAGGGCCTCGACCCTACAGAGTTCTCGAAGGAAATCAACAGAGCCGACGGATGCCGCCGAGCAATCGAGGCTCCCCGTGGTCATGCGAAGAGTACGACCTTCACCTTCAAGGACGACCTACACGCCGCCGTGTACGCCTACAAGCATTACATTCTTATTTTATCGGACAGCTCCGAACAGGCCGAGGGCTTCCTCGCCGACATCAAAACGGAGCTCGAAGAGAACGCAGCACTCAAGGAAGACTTTGGCGAGCTTGAGGGCAAGGTATGGAAGGCTTCGGTCATCCTACTGGCGAACGGAGTCAAGATCGAAGCGATCGGCTCCGGGAAGAAAATCCGTGGTAGACGCCACAAGCAATGGCGTCCCGATCTGATTGTCTGTGACGATCTGGAAAATGATGAGAACGTCAACACACCAGACCAGAGAAAGAAGCTTCGGAACTGGTTCTATAAAGCAGTGTCAAAGTGTGGCGACACCTACACCGACATTGTCTATATTGGAACGCTGCTCCACTTCGACGCGCTGCTTGCCAACGTCGCGAAGAACCCAAGCTATAAGACAGCGGTATACCGAGGCGTTATCAGCTTCGCATCCAACACGGAGCTATGGGACGCATGGGAACGCATCTTTACAGACCTATCCAACGAGGAGCGACAGGAGGACGGGAAAGCGTTCTTCGACGCCAACCGGGAGGAAATGCTTGAAGGAACCGCCGTTCTCTGGGAAGAGAAGCTCTCCTATTACGACCTCATGGTTATTCGTATCTCTGAGGGCGAGGCGAGCTTTAACAGTGAAATCCAGAACGACCCGATCGACCCGGAGAGCTGCACCTTCCAAGAGGAATGGTTTGACTTCTACGATGACGACGGAAAGACAACCCCGGACTTCTCCGACCCTCGCTTCCTGTTCTTCGGCGCGAACGACCCGTCTCTCGGCAAGAATAAGAAGTCGGACACAAGCTCCATCTTCGCACTTGCCAAGGACACACAGACGGGCTTCCTCTATATCCTCATTGCAGACATAGAGAAGCGTAAGCCCGACAAGATCATCGACGACGCACTCGAAGCAAGTCGCCGACTTAAGCGAGAATTTAAGAGACCATACTACCAGTTCGGCGTCGAGACAGTTCAGTTTCAATACTACTTCGCAGAGATTATGCGTCAGCGTTCAGCGGAGGCGGGCGAGTATCTACCTATCGTAGAGATCAACAGCACCCAGAACAAAGACGCCCGCATCCAGAGCTTGCAGCCGTTTGTAAAAAACGGGTACATCAAGTTCTCGAAGAAGCACAAGACACTCTATAAGCAGATGACCGAGTACCCAATGGGCAAGAATGACGACGGCCCGGACGGTTTGCAAATGGTGGTCAAGCTTGCGCTTGACTGCAAGATCGGCAGGAAGACCGAGTACCGCTCAGTTATCGCCCGCGCTTTGGACTTTAAGCGTGGGGCCTACTAAGGAGGTGGGGCAATATGGCAAAGAACAAAAACAAAAAGCAACAGCAGCAGCGAAGCCCCCAGGCTCCGCCTCTGCGAAGACCCGAGACGAACGAGCTCGCCGTCGCCCAGGTCACAGACAAGTATAGCGAGTATCCATCGAACGGATTGACCCCGCAGAAGCTCGCGGAGATATTCCGAGAAGCTGACGCCGGGGACGTGCTCCGACAAATGGAGCTATTTGAAGAGATCGAGGAGAAAGACCCTCACCTCTTTTCGCAGCTTCAAACCAGAAAGAACGCTGTCACGGGTCTCGACTTCGAGATCATTCCATTTGACAGCGACGACCCAAGGGACAAAGAGATCGCCGACTTTATTGAGTCGCAGATCGGCAGCCTTGAGAGTCTCGAGGATGTCATGACCGACCTTCTCGATGCTATCGGGAAAGGGTTCTCGGTTTCTGAAATTATGTGGGGGTATGACGAGGGGCATGTGGTTGTCAATGACATTCGCTCCCGACATCAAAAGCGGTTCTTCTGGGACACGGTAGACGACTCCTTTAAGGTGAGAACCAAGGAAGCCCCGGACGGCATACTCCTCCCGGACAGCAAGTTTATTGTTCACCGTTACAAAGCTCGCAGCGGACACCCTTCTCGCGCCGGAGTCCTTCGCGTCGTCTCGTGGATGTACCTATTCAAGAATTACGACATCAAGGACTGGATAGCCTTTTGCGAGGTCTACGGTATGCCGCTCCGCCTGGGCAAGTATCAGCCGGGAGCGAGCGAAGCCGACAAGATCGCGCTCATGCAAGCACTCATTCAGATCGGTGCAGACGCGGCGGGCATTATCCCGGACGGCACGACCATCGACTTTATAACAACCGAAAAAGCCTCGAGCACCGACCTCTATGAGCGACTCGCCCGATATTGTGACGAGCAGATCAGCAAGGCCATACTCGGGCAGACTCTTACATCGGACTCGGGCGGAGGCAGCTTCGCACAGTCCAAGACCCACAACGAGGTAAGACATGACCTCACCGTCGCAGACTGCAAGGCTCTCGCCGCAACGCTAAGACGAGACCTCATTCGCCCCTTTGTATCTTCAACTTTGGGGAAGATAAGCGTATCCCTTACCTTCGTTTTGATTGCGAGGAGTCGGAAGACCTCGAGCAGACGGCGAACATCCTCGGAACGCTAATCGAAAAGACGGGGCTCAAGGTTCCTACTTCGTACATTTACAAGAAGTTCTCTATCCCGAAGCCGGAAGGCGACGAGGAAGTCGCAACGCCGTCCGCTCCTCAAATTGGAGGATATGGCGGTATGCAGCTCAAGCAACTCGAACTCAAGGAACCCTCCGCCGCGCCGATCGGGACGCAGCAGCACATCGACAAGCTCGCGGATGTAGCCGTCAAGAGGAGCGCGGGAAGCTTCAAGAAGGCGTTCAGCCCTGTTCTCAAAATGATTGAGAAAGCCGGAAGTCTCGAGGAGCTTCGCGACATGATGGAGGACGACAAGCAAGTCGCCTCTCTGCTTGACCAGATGGACGTCTCACAGGTTGAGGAGCTGCTTCAAAAGGTAATGCTCTACGCAGACCTTGAGGGGCGGGTGGTAAACAATGAATGAGATCGACGCCCTGTTCAACCGAAAGGATATGACTTTTGAGGAGGCCGTGGACTACTTCAAGGAACGCGTACCCGTCAAGGCGTCGGAGTTCTACAAGATCGCCGAGGGGTATCGAAACCTTGCCTTCACTGTATCCGGCTACAGCAAGACCCAGATACTCAAGCGGTTCTATGACGAAATCCTTGCAGCTCTGGAAGAGGGAAACACCTTCACCGAGTTTCGGGCAAATATGAACGAGTTCTTAGAGTCGCAGGGATACGAAGGACTTGACCCACTACAAGCGGACAACATCTTTCGGACGAACATCCAGACAGCTTACAACGTGGGACACTACGAGCAAATGTCAGACCCGGACGTCGTGAAGCTCCGCCCCTATTGGCAGTATGACGCGGTCAACGATACCCACACCCGACCGAGTCATCTTGCGATGGATGGGAGAGTATTCCCGGCAGACTCCCCGGTCTGGGACACCTGGTTCCCGCCTAACGGCTTCCGTTGTCGCTGCACCGTGAGGAGCTTATCAAAGCGACAGGTCGAACAGCGAGGGCTCAAGGTTGAGGATGTAACCCCCCGAGGAGGAGAACTCCCGGACGGTCGTTTCGTCAATATCCTCCCCGACCCTCAGTTCTCGACCAACCCGGCAAAGGTACGGTTTAACCCAGACCTCAAAGGCTACCCCGAACCACTCGTCAAAGCGTACCAAAAACGGCAAAAGGAAGAAATGCCGCCGTAAGCCCCAGAGAAGCCCTATAAACGGCTTAACTATATCGGAGGGTAATTCTTCCACTACAAGAAGAAGCAACCGTTATCACGCGTTATAACGGCGTTATAACGGCGTTAGAGAGTGGTTCGGGAGCGAAGCAAAGGAGGACACACGCAAAATGAAGGATTATATCATCCTAAAGGGGGGCGATGTCGACATCGGAGAAGCTCCGAGCGTCATCTCCATTATGCCCCTCGGACATGTGACGAGCTCAAAGGGAGAGTTCTTCGTTGACGAAGAAAGTCTCCGAGAGATGAAACGTCAGATCGCACAGCGCGGCGTCGACCTTGTAGTCGACTATGAGCACCAGACGCTCAAGGGCGTTCAGGCTCCCGCCGCCGGATGGGTCAAAGAACTCTTTCTTAAAGATGGAAGCATCAAAGCCCGCGTCGAATGGACGCCGACCGCTGCTCAGTATCTTGAGAACAAAGAGTACCGATACCTCTCCCCGGTCATCACTGTCCGAAAGAAGGACGGAAAGGCGACGGGCTTGCACTCGTTAGCCTTAACCAATACCCCGGCGATTGAGGGAATGTCCCCAATCGTCAATTCACAAACATTTGAAGGAGGACAAAACAACATGGAGATCATTAAGAAGATCGCGCAGCTCCTCGGCCTCGGAGAAGAGGCAAGCGAGGACGAAGTCATGGAGGCTCTTAAGTCCTGCATGGACGAGAACAAGGCTCTCAAGGATGCCGCAAGCGCGGGAGCACAGCCGCCCGACGCCGAGAAGGTGGTAGCGAACAAGGCAGTTTGTGAGCTTCTGGGTCTTAAGGCGGGCGCACCCGCCGACGATGTCAGCGCAAAGATCATGGAGCTCAAGGGCGGAAACATTAACGGCGTCAATGTTATTGAAGAGCTCAAGGCTCTCAAACAGCAGAACCAGAAGCGAGACGCCGCTGACGCTGTCACCCTCGCACTCAAAGCCGGGAAGATCACTCCGGCACAGTCTGAGTGGGCTAAGAGCTACGCTTTGAGCGACCCGAAGGGCTTCGGTTCTTTCGTTGAAAAAGCTCCCCAGGTCGTGCCCATGAGCGAGATTGCAGGCGGCGAAGTGAAGGAGCTCAAGGGCGACAAGGTTGACGAGGCGACGATGCTCGTCTGCAAACAGCTCGGCATAAGCAAAGAAGATGTCGAGAAGTACGGAAAGGAGTAAATAAACTATGGCAGCTTTAACTAATGCAAGAGACACTTCTGAGATCGCAAACGGCGCAAAGGCTCTCGTCCTTCCTGTGAAGGGCTCAACAACCATTTACCAGGGCTCGCTTGTGGCGATCGACGCCAACGGCTACGCAATCCCCGCGAAGAAGGCGGCGAGCCTCACGGCGGCGGGACGTGCTGAGGAGACCGTCAAAAACGAAGGCTCGGACGGAGATGTCGTCATCAACGTCTCTCGCGGCGTCTTCGTATTCTCGAATACTGCGACCACCGCGAACAAGCTCACAAAGGCCCACGTCCTCAAGCCTTGCTATATGGAGGACGACCAGACCGTTACCGCTCTCGCTACCGGCTCCTCTGTTGCCGGGCTTGTTGTCCGAGTGGATGACAACGGTGTCGCGGTAGAAATTAACGCAGCCCTCAACTACCCTGTAGCATCAGCGGGCTAAATGAAACAAGGAGGATAAAAAACCATGATTATTAGTTCCCAGAACTTGAGAGGCATTTTTATCGGCTTCAACACCCTTTTCAATAAGGCACTTGAAGAGCAGAAACCTCTCTACGAAAGAGTCGCAACTGTCACACCTTCCACCACGGACGCCGAAACCTACGCATGGCTCGGCGATGTCCCCGGCATGAGAGAATGGATTGGCGAGCGTGAAATCCAGAACCTCGCCGGAAGCGACTACGTTATCAAGAACAAGGACTTTGAGCTGACGGTAGGCGTTGGACGCAATGCGATTGAGGACGACAAGATCGGTCTCTACAATCCGTCTATCCAGATGCTCGGGCAGTCCGCAGCCATGCACCCCGACGAGCTGATCTTCGAGCTGCTTAAGGATGGCTTTACCGAGAAATGCTTTGACGGAGAGGCGTTCTTCTCCGCAAGCCACAAGATCGGCGAAAAGACCGTTTCCAACAAGGGCACGGCAAAGCTTACCCTTGACGCTTATGTAGCGGCACGTTCCGCGATCATGTCACTCACCAACAGCAAAGGCCGCGCTCTGGGTCTGGTTCCGAACCTGCTCGTCGTGCCTCCTGCTTTGGAAGGGGTAGCTCGTAGCATTACACAGTCCGACTTCATCAACGGCAGCACAAACACTATGAAGGGAACCGCCGAGGCTCTGGTTGTTCCTCAACTTGCGGGCAAGGATGCCGCGTGGTATCTGCTTTGCACCACTCGCCCCATTAAGCCGCTGATCTATCAGCAGCGCAAGAAGGCGAAGTTTGTAAGCAAGACCGCCGAGAATGACGACAATGTCTTCTTCCAGAAAACTTACCTTTACGGCGCAGACTCTCGCGGCAACGCGGGCTTCGGTTTCTGGCAGATGGCCTATGGCTCTGACGGCAGCGCGAACGCCTAAGTCGGAACCAACTCTTAGAAGGGAGGGGACAACGTGAGTTACTGCACAAAAGCGGAAGTCCGCGAAATGCTCAAGGACGACGCGCTGAACACCATTATCGGCGACTCCTATATTGAGGATGAAGCCGAACGAGAAGCAAAGGCCGGAGTCATTATTGAAGCGGCGATTGCTGACGCAGAGGGAGAGATTGACGGATACCTTGCGAAAAGGTACGCCGTCCCGATTGACCCGACGCCGAAGGTAATCAATAAGTTTGCGAAGGACATCGCAGTCTACAACCTCTACTCCCGCATTGGCATTGACGAAAGCGGAGAAGAAAAGAACTACTTAAACCGCTATAATGCGGCGGTCAAGTTTCTCACGCTTGTCGCGGAGGGAAAGGTCTCAATCGGGGCCCAGGCCGACAACCCGCAGACAGCAGCGTCAACCGGGTTTTCGGTAAGCTCAAACCCCCGGCTCTTTAGCCGGAGGACAATGAGGGGGATGTAATATGTATAGCATCCGACTCGAAGGAGATACCCGAGCGATGCTCCGCAAGATACGGGGCTTCGCAGAGCTTGACAAGAAGAAGATTAACGCCGCGATCGGCGAAGGCGTCCGCGAGTCTACCCTGGAACGCTTCAAAACCAGTAAGGGGCCGGACGATAAAACGTGGAAGACCTCCATCCGTGCGGCGACCGAGGGCGGGAGAACGCTCGTTCAGACTGCACAGCTTCGGAACTCCATACGGTCAAAGTCGGATGCCTCGGGCTTCGCGGTCGGCACCAATGCCAAACATGCGGCGACGCACCAGTTCGGCGAACAGGGCCGAACCATACGAGCCCGAAGAGCAAAGACCTTACGCTTCCAAGTTGGGGGGCGATGGGTCAGCAAAAAGAAGGTCAAAATCAACATCCCCGCCCGTCCGTACCTCGGCCTCTCGGACGACGATATGCAGGAG